GCTATTGGGCAAGTTATAGCAAAACAAATAATTAATCAATATTCAGCTAATGAAAGATTAGAACAGCAGGCTAAAACATGGTGGAATATTCTTTGGAATTGGATTAAAAACTTGTTTAATAAAAGAATATCCGATCCATATGCTAAAGTTGCTTATGATATTCTTAATAATAAAATAGATGAATTACTTGTTAACACTAAAGAAGAAATTACAAGTGATATTGAACAAGTAAAACAAACAAATGAAAATATAGATGAATTTTCAAAAGAAATTGATACTTTAGATATGCCATCTTTATTAGCTAATTTTGATACTCTTTTTCCTAATGAATCATGGAGAAACGAAAATGAAAAAATAGCTTTACTTGAAGCTACTCTTTACGGTCATGTTGAAATTGCTTGTGGAATATAAAATAAATTAATATGGGTTGCGAACCACTATCAAAAACAAAAGTTAACAATGCTATAAGAAATCGTGGGTTAATTTTTGAGAAAAATAAAAGTCTTTCTCAACAAGAAATCTATGATCAATTGTTATCTGTACATAATGCTCATTCTAAAGTAGATGAGAAGTATTTTTTATTTGATGATATAGCTGTTAAATACCGTAGATCAGAAGTAGCTAAAAGGAAAAAGGGTTTAAAACTTAGGTCATTAACAGAAGATAATGAAAAAGGTCGTGTAGCTGGAGTAGAAATTCATGAAATTCTTAGCGATCTTGTAGACTTCTATTATAATAAAAAAGGTTCAATGTCTAGTATTGAAAAAAAGGCATTTGAAGGATCTTTTGGTATGCCTAAATTAGGATTTGAAGCTCTTCAACGACTTGCTAAAGAAATGATATCTCAAATAGAAGAAATTCAAAAAGGTATAGACCCAAAAGGAAAAGCTATTATACATCCTGAGTTATTTGTCTTAGACCCTATTACTAATACAGGGGGTACTATTGATTTATTCGCATTATTTTCTGATGGTACAGGAGCACAATATGATTATAAAACACGAGCAGCATACGATAAAGAGTCTGGTTATGTTAAAACAGGATACAGAGAAGATGGTTCTTATGGAATTATTTCTGATCTTATAACATATGATAATGTATCGTCTTATGATGTAGCTATGGAAGGTTATGCAGAAACTCTTACTGAAAGAAATAATGTTAAAGGAATAAGACAAAATAGACTAGTACCAGTATATATTGAATTTAATAGACTCCCGTCTGAAAAGAAGTCTGAAGGTAATACATTTGGAAATAGACTTGTAAAAGTTGAAGCAAGTGAGACAATGTCTCCATTTTTATCACAACTACCTGTTGGTGAAAAAACAAGATTTGAAGGACTTAATAAGCTTATCACAAATCAAATATCACAATTATCAAAATTACGTAAAGCTCTTGACGAAAAGAAAGTTCCTAAAGACGACATTCCTAAAGTACAACAACGTATTAGATTATTACAAGCAGCCATAAAGAATACTACTCTTAGAGAAGATATGACTATGACATTTGATGATATTGTCAAACTTCTTGAAGAAGTACAAATTGCTTTACGTCAACCAGAAACTAATCCAGATGGTAGTAAAAATATTCATTATCCTTCTTATGGAGAGATGTTAAAGTATTTAGAGTGGTTATCTGTATATGCAAATATATCTGACCAAACACAAACATACTTTGCTGATTTAAAAAAGACAAACCCAGAAGAATTCAAAAAAATAGATGCTCGTTTCATAAAAATAGATAACCGAATAGGGAGATATTCCTATGAAGTATCAAAGAGAATTCAAGAGATGATAATGAGTGAAATGAAAACATCTATGTATAATCCTGATGGTTCTTTAAAAACCCTCGAAGAATTAAAATGGTTAGATTCTAGAACTTTACATTTTTCAGAAATAGATAATCCAATTTTTAAAGAAGCTTGGAAATTAATTCAGTCTTATCAATATGACAAAAAGAAAGAATTTGAAAAAATAACTAAAGAAGTATGGTCAATAACCGAAGAGTTATTTAAATGGGCTAATGCTAATAATATAGATAAGATGAGTGCTTATAGAAAGTTAATTAATCCAGAAAATGGGGCACTTCATTCTAAATTAAATAAAGAATTTAGACAAACACTATATGATTTATTTCATGATCCTACAAAAATAAGTTATCAAAAATCAAAAGAAATCTATCAGATAAAAGATAAAGAAAAACAGGCTAAAGAATATGCAGAACTGTTAGAAGAAAAGAAAAAAGAATTAAAAGCTAAAAATAATAATCTTGAAGATCTTGAAGAGGATGGAGAAATAACAACTTCTGCAGAGGTATTTAAAACCAGATATGAAGATCAATTAAGAAAATGGATAGAATCTAATGATTTATCTCTTAATTCAGCATGGACTAATAAATATACTATTAGACGTTGGTGTGAAATAAAACCTGAAATATTTGAAAAAAATCTATCTGAAGAATACAAATATATAAAAGCTAATAAAGCATTATCTGATTATTATGACATGTGGACAAAATATATTCCTATTCTTACTAAAAAAATAGGAATGTCTCCATATGAAGATATACGTCCAGAATTTATACCAAATGTAAGAAAAGAAATTATAGAACACTTTGCAAAAGACGGGTTACATTTTGGAGCCGCTATTAATGAATTTATGGACTCTTTTAACACTAGAGAAGATGATTCTTATTTAACTGAGATAGATGAAACTACTGGAGAACCCGTAAAAAAGATACGTATAATGTATCTTAATCCTTTTAGAGATAAAGATGGAAATATAGATAATGAACGAAAGTCATACGATCTTACAGCATCTTTATTAATGTTTACTGAAATGGCTCTTAATTATGAACATGTAAATAACATAGAGCCTAAAATACGTGCTATAAAGCTTTTATTGGCTCATCCAATATCAGAATATGAAAAATTGGCTGTTACTGATCAAAGAGGTAAGCCTGTTAAAGGAAAAATACAAGAATTCTTAACAAAAAAGGGATTTAATACTGATACTTATAGATTACTTGAAGATTTTACAGATTTTTATATGTATGGAATAAAGTATAAAGTAAAAAGTTTGTCTGAGAATTATAATACAACTAAAGCTCTTGTCAAAATTAAAAACTATCATGGAATAGTACGACTTGGCTTTGCTGTTATTCCTGCTGCTGGTGCTCTTACTGCTGGTAAAATAGGTACTTACTTTGAAAGTAAAAAAGGAATATCCTATGATGAAAAGCAATGGAGACAAGCCCAATGGGAACTTATAACCCATCCTAAAAAATATTTAGCATCTATTGAATATTTTGATCCTTATAATGATGATGCTTATGAGAGAACATTTAGAGCAAAATCTGCAACTGCAAAAAGAAAACTTATCTCAGAACGTGCAGCATTCTGGCCTCTTCGTGAAGCAGATAAAAAGATAATGAATCACATTACTGTAGCAATGATGCATAACTTTGGAGTTGATTCTGAAGGCAACATAGAACGGTTAAACAGACCAGGCGTAGATGCATCATTGTATACTCCAATAGCTGAAGCATTTGAAGTAGATCCTGCTACTGGTGAGGTTAAAATAAATATGACCAAAGAAGCATTTATCTCTTTTAGAAATGCTATAAAAACTACAGCTTCTGGAGTTATAGGTAATATGAACCCAGAAGATATTTCTGCTACTGATATATCTCTTACTCAAAATATTATGATGCAGTTCAAAACTTGGATGCCAGGTGTTGTTAGAGAACGTACTGGTAAACTTCGTTTTGATGATGATTTAAGAGCAATGAGATGGGGTAGATTTGCAGCTCTTGTTGATCAATTTAAAAGATATGATCTTACTGAAGAAGATGTTAAATTTACAGCACAAATGTTTAAGTTTACTAAAAAAGTATTAATACCAGAAATAGGTAAACTTGTTGCGGATTTAACAACATTTGGTCTTTTAAATAAATATGGAGTGTTTGGATTTGAAAGAGTTAATAGAGAAAGAGCTCTTTTGAAATACCAAAATTGGTTAGCACAGAATCCTGATATGATTGATAAAACAACTTTTGAAGATTTTCTTGAAGTTAAACAGGGACAAATGAAAGCCGTATTAGTAGAATTACGTGTTATATTAGGATTTATTGGACTTATTGTACTACTTGGTGGCGAAGGAGACGATGGTGAAAAAAGATATATGAGTAATATTTTTACTAGAAACCTGTATAAAATTCTTACAAAAGCTGAATCAGAACTTGCTTTTATGTGGACACCGAGTGAATTTTTAAAATTAGTAGCTAACCCTGTTCCTATTGCATCCTTGTTAAGTCTTACTGAAAAAAGTATAAGAAACTTTTCTGATGAGATGAGAGACTGGGCTCGTGGAGAAAACTCTCCTCAAGATAAAACACCATCTTTTTATTATTTTATGCAATGGATACCTGGTGGTTCACAATTAGGTAGAGTATTTGAAATTTTCGATGAATACAAAAAATCACCATATACTCCAGTTATAGCACAATAAATAAAAGAGGGAAGGTGTGTGAAGTCTTCCCTCTCTCTTTTTAATTAAAATTGAAAAATGTTATATTTTATAAAACTTTTACTAAATTAGTTATTTCTATTATATCTTCATTTATGTGTTCTCCACAATTTGGACAATATGGATAACCATCTTCCACATATATTATTTCAAATTTTTGTTCACTTTCATTCCATTTCGCTCTTGCCAAATATTCTAAATCAGTAGATTTACAAATGGGACATTTTCTAATTATTCTCATGTTATTTAAGTTACTTTTATAATATAACCTTTTTCTTTATTACCCAGACAATCAGTAAATACTATTGTAGCATCATCGTCTACCATATGTATTTTAATATCTTTAACAGGATTATGTCCTACAATCTGATAGTATCCACGTAAAGGAATACTTGTTGATAAAAATTCACTTTTGTCAGCCCATATTGGAGAACCATATTTATATTGTCCTCCACGTTTCCACCCTACCTGTGTCATACAATCAAATCTTTCTTCAAACAACAAATTCATTCTATCAGCTAAATTCATAGAGTCCTCTATTACTGTGTTTATTGAATCAAATTGTGTTTTGAATACCTTATGATACCATCCATTGCTTACTCCAGCATGTGTCCAAAGATATATTCTCACATCATCTGATAATTGATAAGCATATTGAAATAATCTAATATTTTTTGCAAAGATGTCTTTTAAAACATTTTCTAATTGAGGTCTAAATCCACTACTCCTCCCATAAAACTTATATCCAAACTTAGGAAAATAATTTAATTCGTGATTTCCAATTAATAATATAATATTATGAGGATTACTTTTTTTAAATTCAATAATATCAAGTAAATTATTAACCATTTGATCGTCTGATATATCAAAAGCATCTACATAATCCCCAATAAATACGACTTTATCATACGTATCTAATGTCAATTTTTTCCATACATCTTTTCCATGTATATCTCCTATTGTTAATATTTTTTCCATTAGCTTTTATTTAGTATAGTTTTAATATCTTTGTAAGAAATTGGGTAATAATTATTATTATCTACTCCTACATCATATTGTCGGGAATAATTAACTTTTGTTACTTGTGTTTGTTCCTCTTTAATAAAATCTTTAATATCTGTTCTATCTGGATTTATAAGACTTTCCCCATGCCAGTGGCCAAATAATTGCCATGCTCCTCTATGCGATTGATACCAAGATAACATAGCATAGTGGCATACAGTAATTCTTTGTCTCTTATTAGTTTCAACATCTAAAACATCTAAATTTAATAATTGAGTTACTAATTTAAAATATTCTTCTGGAACCTTATGATCATGGTTTCCTTCAACTAATATTTTTATTCCATTTAGATGATTTAAATATTTACCCCACATCTGTTTTCCGGCCAAACAAAAATCTCCAGCTATTATTATAGTATCATCAGGTCCAACTACACTATTCCAATTATTGGTTAAAGTTTTGTTCATTTCATGAACTGAACTAAATGGTCTATTGCAATATTCTATTATTCTATCATGACCAAAATGTAAATCCGATGTAAAGTATAATTTACTAGAGTCTTCAATATTTATAGTTTTCATATTATTTTTACTTTATTTTTTATATTGTATTCGACAAGATCTTTCATATCTACAACATATCTTTTACTTTTAGATACTGCAATTATAGCAAGTTCGTCTAATTTATTTGGATTATCTATTCTTCTAGGATTTCTAGAAGTCCAATTTCTGGGTCTTGGACGAGATACCCCTTCAACTTCAAACAACCGATTTCCAATCCCTGGAGTTACTGGAGTATCAGTTATACTAGATTGTATTCTGCATTTATAAGATCTTGATAATTTTTTTCTTAATGATCCGATATATATTCCTTCTTTTTCCGGTATTTTTATTTTTTTAATATTCCATGATACTGTTGAGTCAGTTCGTGTAATATCCCAAGGAGATACTTTTACCTTTCTAGTAATACTTTGTTCTTCATTTGTTGAAATATCTATTAACCTATGAGTAATAATAGTATCTATTAATTTTGTATTACCATCTTCAGAGATTGGAACATGTATATTAAATTTAACTTTATCACCTATTTCCATATATCTAATGTTAATTGTTTTTCTTCTATTTGTTCGATTATTTTTCTAGCTTCTGAAACATAATATTTGTAATCTATATTACTTAAATACTCTTTTAACTTATCTTCTTCATAAACATTTAATAATGTTACAGTCCAACCAAGTGCTGCATTATGATAAGTATCATCGTTTTTATGTTTCATTAAAGTACCACCAGATTTGGATATAAAAAATCTATTAGTTTTTTGTAAACGTTGGATTATTTTTTGATCTCCATCTAAGTAATGATACTCCATTACAAATTGTGATCCTGTTTTTTCACTTAAACAATAGTCAAATATATCTGTACCAGATGTTATTGTTTCTTCTACAGGAATTCCTTTAAGAAAATAATTATTTAAAGCTTTAGGTATTATTGCGGTGTTATATCCTTTATCTAATTTTTGTTTAGCTAGAAAGCATCCCTTTTGTTTTATATCATATTCAGATTCACTAACATAATTATTAACGTCTCTTCGTATATATTTTAAATATTTTGTAAAAGATAGATTAAACTTGCAGTATTCTTCCCATTTTCTACATACTTCTTTATATTGATAAAATCTATCCTTTGGTACTATTGTAGTAACACCATCAGTATTTGCAGAAATTACTTCAAAACCTTCTAACTCTAGTGCTTCAATTAACATTAATAAAAACATTTGCCCATTTATTGTAACAGAAAGAGCAGCTTTAGGATCATATAACCAATAATTAGAAAAATTTAAAAGACCAAATATAGAATTAACAGTAATTTTTAATGTATCTGCCGTTATTTTATCCTTTTCAGCTTTTGCTTTTAATCGTTTATCTGTTATTATTTGGAGAGCTTCAAAAAATTCGTTTTCTACATGCGCTGGTTTAATTTTATACTTTAACATTACATTTGGATAATATGAATCGACGTCTCCATCGAGTATATATAAATCATCAGTAGATGTATATATTTTAGGTCTATCAACAGAATGAAGTCCTCCAAAACCCATTTGATAACCTTTGTTATTAAACAAAACAAGATAATTTATACCATCATCTATTTGTTTAACAGAGTATTTTTTAAAATAATCAAGCATAGTGTTCATTTCTTTTGACTTAAACACTATTTTATCAGAAATACATTCGCCTACATGAATTATACTACGATGTGTACGTTTATCTTTAAAATCCCAAATAGTTAACCCAGTATGCTTTTCGTAATAATTATTTAAAGTTTGTTTTCCTATATATGTTCTAGATGCATTTAATACATCTACTCTATATTCATTAGAATAATCTATTCTTAATTCAATTTCTTCTTTAATAGATTTGAATAATCGAATAGTAATATCTACATCATTTTTATTATATTTAAGGATAGTAGGTATATCTTCAGGAAGAGGATCATAATTATAAGCAAAAGGGAGATCTTGTATGATTGGATGATGCAGATTTACTGCACATTGTTTAAGACTCACCTTTTGCTTATCAAATGCTAAAATTTTCATTAAATCTAATGACTTAACACCATATCTTAGATAAGGAAGTATTTTATCATTTTTCCATACAGGTATACCAGTTCTTTGTGAATTAATCAATTCTTGAGATAGTTCATATATCTTATTAGTATTAACTCCTTCTTTTCTAATCATATTCATAATAGGATCATCATACATTTTATTATTGTACCCTATTAAAAATGCTTCATTTGTAAAATAAGATAATTTATCTAGATTATATTTTGTATCATTTAATTTATATAATTGGACTAATTCATTTGTTTTAGAATTTATAAATGTTCCTGAAAAAAATGATTTTCCTAATACTTCCAAATCATAAAACCACAGTGTCATAATATTTTCAACTTTTTACATACATTTGTTGGAGTAACATCATCATTATGAATCCAATACCTTTCTCCAGATTTTAAGCTTGTAGCTACATATTCATCTATTGTTTTTTTAGTACGATAATTATAATATTTATCTACATGAGTTATTTTTACAATTTCTCCGTTTTTAAATCCATGACCTACCGTATTATTTATGATTTTTACTTCATCATTCTTTTTATATCTGGTCATTTTGGTATAACATTAATTCATAAAGTCTTCTTTTATATAAGTGATTACTATATATAATAGTATTATCTACTTTTATTTTAGTCCATTTAATAATTTCTGAAGCTATGCATTTATTATTTTTAACATTTTGTAATAAAGTACTGTTGGCAAAATTACCAGATCCTAGATTATAAACAAAGTGAGCTAATGCTAATACTTTTTCTGGATTATTAAATCTATCAAGTTCGGTAAGTTGCTCAACAGTACTTATTGCATGTTCAAAATCAATTCTTAATAATATTTCTGCATATTCTTCAGTAATAATATTGGGAATATTTTCGTATTTTTGTATGTGATGACCGTATCCTATAGACTTACCATTGACATCAATATACGAAGTTAGACTAAATCCTTCAAACTCTTTCAAGACAATTAATGACTCTTTATAGAGTTTAAAATATTTATTTTCTTTTTGTACTTTATTGTACATTTCTATTTCTTCTGTAATGTCGACAACTCTAATTGGGGCATGTAGATTAAAAGATATTGATACAATAACTAATGTCAACAATAAGTGTTTTATACGCATAGGCTGTTATTTTATTTTATTAGATAAATCTTTAACTATTTCATTAAGAACCTCTTCTATATCAGAATTATTTGTTAATTGTTTTAAATTAAGTTGGTGTAAAGCATAATCATAAGGTGACATTGAATATGTGCTCCATGAATTTCTTTGAATTTCTCCTAAATCTAATTTAGGCATAGGAAATTCTTTGTCTTTAATATATTTTATATAAGATTCTTTAGTTTTAATAAATTTTTTACTTTGAGGAACAGTAATAGAATAATAAGAATTACTGTCTTTGAGAAATCCATTTCGTGTCATTACTGTTTCAAGACTTATCATCTTATTAAGAACCTCATCAAATCTTTTACCTATATCAGACTTATCAAAGTTATTTTCAAAATCAATATATTCTTTTTGATTTTTGATTTTATTCTCTTTTTCAGATATAACAGCTGAAATTCTGTTTGCAATTTCATTTGCAAGAACTTTAAGTTCAGTTTGTGTAAGTTTTGCCATAATTATAATATTTTTAAATTTTTTAATTTCTTTAAAGTTGGTATTATATATTCAAAATCATATATATCAAGTACTTTTGTATGTAATATTAATGCATATGAATATGGATATTTAGACATCTTCATTAAAGTATTAGAAGGATATCCTCTTAATGAATTAGTAAGAAGAAATAAGTAAGCGCTATTATCTGGATCATAGCCAAGCTCTCCTATGCGAGTTTGACCTAAAATTTTAACTTTTGTTGGAATTAAAAATGGTTTACCTTCTTTTATTTTATCTGCAATATCTTTAAATGTTATTTTTTTTGTCATATTTATATCATTTATGAACATCTACTATATCCACAATTAGGACATATAGAGCAACCTCCTTCGTATATTAAATTATGACTACATACAGGACATAATTCTTTACTAACTGTAGGAATTGTATACTTTTTGAGAATTCTTGAAATAGCTTTACCAAAAGATGTAATATCTCCTTTTGATTTATCAAGTTGGTCTACAACAAATTGTATATTTGCTCCATGTCTAAGGGATGTAGAAATCATTCTAGTTAAAAGATTTTCTTCATCTGAACAATTTTGTGTTATATTTTCAAAATATCCTATATCTTTTATATCCAAATCATATTTACCTTTTGATTGTTTAATTATATCTCCATCTAATCTACCACTTAAATTTAAATGATTTAAAGCAAATACTTCATATGGTTTATGATCTAATAATCCAACACATATAGTCCATTTTTGTCCTTTTGAAACAACATTATATATATTATGTGGAAGAACTTTTGGACGTTTTGGTGCATCATATTGTTCAAATACAATTTTCTTTTTATTAGTAAGAATACCTTCTCTAGAACCTTCTCTATATATTGTACATCCCTTACATCCTGTTTTCCAAGCTTCCATATAAATATCAGCTACTTGTTGTTCTGTAGCTGATTCAGGAAGATTATTGGTAATACTAATACTATGATCAATCCATCTTTGTATAACTCCTTGAAGTCTTACTTTTTGTAAAGGGTTTATTTCATTTGTTGTGGCACCTTCATATGGTGATGTACCTTCTTTATGTTGAAGCTTCCAAGTTTGAAATTTAGGATGATACACTGTATATTCTTCCCACCATTCACCATTAGCATCCTGAAATTTTTTGCCATCATATTCAAGGTTTACTTTTCTTTTTCTAGTATAAGATAAATTAAATACAGGTTCTATTCCAGAAGATACTTGTGCTAATATTGCTATAGACCCAGATGGAGGAATTGTTAAGTTTGCTATATTTCTTCTTCCATATACTCTATATAGATTAGCATATTCAGGATATTTGTCAAATAAGGTATCAAATATTCGTTCTAAGAAAGGATTTCCTATTTCTGTATCATACTTCCACTCTTTAAAAGATCCTCGCTCCTGAGCCAAATTTATGCTAGATCTGTAGGATTCTATTGCTGCAGTAGCAGCTATCATTTCCCCTACAGCTATAGCTTCATCTGAGTCATACTTTAAATTTAATGCAGCAAATGCATCAGCTAATCCAAGTAAAGGATTTAATCCCGTTCTACGACCATGAATTAATTTAGATTTTATTTTTGTCCATAATTGAAATTCTCTAAATTTAATCCCAGCATCTTCTGGATCACTTTCAATCTTCTTTAATATACTATTAATTTTTTCTTCTTCAAGATCAACCATATCATCCATTAAACGTTGCGCTGCATATACATCTTCTTTATAAGATTCTATATCAAAATATGCAGATTTTTGAAATGGATTTTTTACATATTCATAAACATTAATATGCATTAATCTACAGCTGTCATAAGCACAAAGTGGTAATTCAGCACAAGGATTTGTAGATATGGTTTTAAAATAAGAATAGGAATCTGCAGGAGATTCTTCAATTATTTTATCCCAAAATAATACTCCTGGTTCTGCTGATTTCCAAGCTTGATGTACTATTAAGTTGAAGATTTCTCTAGCATTAACAATAATTGGTTTTTTTCCTTTCTGTTTTGGATGATGTAATTCATATCCATAATCACCTTCAACAGCTTTCATAAATTCATCTGTAATCTTTATAGAAATATTAGCTCCATTAATTTTTGTAAGATCATCTTTTGCCGTAATAAATTGTTTTATATCTGGATGATCAACTCTTATAGTAATGATTAATGCACCACGTCTTCCTTCCTGAGCTACTTCTTTTGTTGAATTAGAATATCTATCCATAAAAGGTAGTATACCTGTAGAAGTACCAGCAGAGTTGCTTACATGGGTTCCTGATGGCCTTATTGTTGAAATATCTACACCAACTCCTCCCCTACGTTTCATTAATTGAACTAACTCTTCATCAGTTTTTAATATTCCTCCATATGAGTCTACAGGAGAATCTACTACATAACAATTTGATAAAGAAGTTATAGCAGTATTATTTCCAATACCAAAAAGAGGTGACCCAGCAGGAATTATCTTTTTAAAACCTTTAAACAACTCGTATATCTCTTCTCTAGATAATGAATTTGAATATTTTTGTTCTATTCTGAAGAATTCATCTGTTATTCTACTAATTGTATCATCTGGCGTTTTTTCAATTCCTTTTAATGCATATTTATCCTTCCACACATGAGCTGCTAACTCGTCTCCATTAAACCACTCTATTGCATTCTTCATAATATTTTTAAAAGTTTTGTATTATTTTTTAATGTATCTGATTTAGATTCTTCAAAAAATGGATCAATTCTATATAATGAATATCTATCTTTTATTCTATTGTAAAATTGATATTCTTCATATCCAATCCATGAATAAAGATTTTCTTCATTGCTATATGTAGTACTACTAGCAGAAGTACCACTATACTTATAACCTTCATTCATCTGTATAAATTATTTTTTCTTTTGGTTTATAAGATTTATTTACTTTTAAAGAAAATTCATAAAATACAGAATTATTATGAACATAATGTATGGTATCACAATCTTTACAAATTTTAACAGGTCTTTCAAAGACATTACCAAATAAATCTTCTATAACAAGATGAGTTTCAATTAAATTATCTCCATGGCATACATGACATCTCTTTATATCATAAATATTCATAATTTTCTGATTTAAATGTTTCTTCTTCTTCGTCTATAATACTAGTTAGTTCATCTTCATCAGTTAATATTATACCCAATTCTTTTTCCAATCTTTCTTTTCTAGAACGGTTTTTATAAAGAATATGTACTAACTCTTGTACAAGTTCTGGGTATTGATAATTATGTGAAAAAAACTTAACTATTTTCTTCTTTGCATCATGCGAAAATCTTGAATATCTACCTAGTTTAAAATACTTATATTCATTAAGAAATTGTTCTGGGAAATGGAAAACAAATAGCATATGATTTTTAGTACATATACATTCTTTAAAAAGAGGATGTTCTTCCAAATTATTACAATATCTTATAAAATTTATATCATCTGATATTTTGAAAAGTAACCCAATACATTCCAAATATGATTTGACATTAATAAAAGTATTTTCTAAAAGATATAAATATTTTATTTTTACATGTTCATTTAATAGTGGTAACAAATAAGATTTACTTTTGTTAACCATAACTTTATTTCCTATATCTTTTGTCATTATCATGATAAAGTTATATTTAAGATTCCATTATTATCCAATATTTTCTTTTCTGTATTGTATATCCCATTTTTAATATAAAAACTATATTCATCAACTAATTGGATAAATCCTTTATTATATCTTCCTGTACCATCTCTCCATCCATCCAAGAATGAAAGAAGTAATTCCTCATTAACCTCATATATACAAGGAGTATCCGGAAGCTTTTTACTTATATAAATAAATCTGAATTTATCTATACTATATTCGTTTAATTCTGGTATAGTTTCAATCATGTATTGAACTCCCAGTATATATGATATCACTTGAAGATAATATTTAAAAAAATAAAAACTATTTTCAAAATTGCTTGGTAATTCGCTACCTGTTTTAATGTCATATATTGAAATCAGTTTCTTTTTATGGTCAATTCTCAATAAGTCTATCTTACCTTTTCCTTCTTCCCCATTAATTTTATAGAAGACAGGTACTTGTTTTAAAACTTCTATATCATCTGTTTCATCAAATAATTCTTTAGTATACGGATGAGTAAGTAATACATCTGCACAATGTTCTGCAGCTTCTACTAAAGCTGGAGTACATATTATTTTACCTTCGGCATCAATAACAGAATATATATATGTATAAAATAGATCATTATCAAATTTCGAAAGTAAATTATCATCTTTAGATTTACTCCATAATCCTAAATTTTTAATTTTTTCTATAACATATTCTTTATCTGTTATTTGTTCATATGTATAGTCAAGAGCATAATGATCTTTTAATAATTCATCAGCCAATACTAGTAAACTAGCTGTAGGTTTTTCTATAGAATTTGTATAAAATATATTATCTCTGTTTTCAGGATCTGTTATTATTATATCTACTAGTGATCCAAATTCTAATGCTGTAGATTTAATTTCTTTTTTATCTAATAAAGAAGATGGTCCATCGTCTGCCAATCCTTTAAGAATTGATTGACTAAATCCTGGAAAATTTCTGTAATCTATATCAGACATCCATTTTATAAAATTTTTAAATTTCATAGTATTTTTAATTTATCATATTTTATTTTAAATATATAATTTGTAAAATGACCATCTCTATTTATACTTACACAATCTTCATTTAGTATACTATGAGTAACATTTCTACATGCTCCTTCTGAGGATTTTATAAAAAATATACACCCTTCACAAGACATTTCTGGCACTCGAATTTTTAAGTATTTCATTTACATAAGTTTTATATATACCCCAGGATTTTCTTTATCTATTGTATAGTATTTTTCATTAATTTTAAAAGGAAAAGGGAGCATTATATCACAGTTATCATCAGTTATGTATTCATATTCAACCATAAGATCTTGTATTGTTTGAACCATATTAACAAAATCAAATTTATGTTTATTATTTCTAACAAAATGAAAACCTATAATATAAGGCTCCCTATGATCCTTTAGCATAGTTAGGAATATATCTTTATTTTCAATAAATTGATCTTTAGTCTCTTTTCTATATTGAAGAGCTCTTTTACTCCATATTAAAAATCTGCCAGTCCATACTTTATTGTTCTTAGAACTAGGAACATTTCCTTTAATAAATATCATATCTTTACTTTTTTGCAAAGATATGTATTATTTTTGAAATAAAAAAATAAAGGGGAGTAAATTCTCCCCTTCACTCTAAAAATCAATATTATAAAGCAAATCTTCTTCTATTTCTCTGGTTCCAATATAATCTTCATAACTATCATCTTTACTTCTCATTATTTTTCTATAATGAATATAATCAGATAAATAAACTGATAGTTTACGATCATATAATTTAGTCAGAATACTATCTAATTTAACATCTCTTATTGAATCCATAGATACATCATTACTAGCAAGATACTCAGCATATTTTACAATGGCTGAACAGATAAATATCCAATTCATTATCTTTATTGGATTCTTAGTTGGAACATGAACTCTAAATTCAACAGTTTTATTATTTCCAAATAAAAGATTGATTATATTCATGTAATGGTAACGTGTCTCAACTGCCCATTTGTGGGAACCGTCAGGATCAGAAGGATGTGCAGAACCAAAGCCACTAAACTTCTTACCTGCAGCAAGATATGTAGAAACATTATCAAAAGTAACCAGTGGATCAGGATCAACTAGTGCTTTAATAAGAGGCTTATTATAATCCTTCCCTCTTACTTTAAATTTACTAGTTTGTGCATAATACTTTGGAAACATTAGAAAGATTTCTTTTTCCAAAATGCAACACAATGTATATAGAATTCCTACAAATTTTTGATCTACTTTTTTAATATTTCCAATATGAAGATGTAAACTTTCATTTGTACTAATTTTTGTAAAAGTATTGAGAGTACTACATGCTTTTGATACAGCTTTTCCTATATTTTTACTTGAGTGAGGAAGTGTTACATATTCAATTCCTCTAATACTACCATCTCTAAGAGGAAACATACCAGCTTCTGCTAATTCATTTTCAGGAATAATCCCACTATTTGTTTCAAATTCAAGACCATATGTATAATTAGGTAATGAATTTACTTGACGAGAAATTTCTTCTCTTGGAATATATTTTTCAATAAACAAATCAGAAATATCTCTTACTTCATCTACAATTTTATTATCTATATTACGTAAATTATATTGAAGGTTTTTGTAAGGATTTGATGATAAATTTCCATTCTCATTTATTTTATTCCAGTTTGGACTTTTCTTTATACTATAGTGAGTATAATGTAAATTATATAAATCAAAATAAAAATTATTTTTTAATATATCTTTACTAATGGCTGTATAATTTCCTGTTGGAGTTACAACTATGACATTTTTCATGTCATTCGGAGTAAAATATCCAATAGTAATATTATCATTTTCAGGATCATATTCAACAATACCACGTACTAAATTACTTCCTTTTATAAGTACATATTTATTTGTCTCATGATCTTTTGCAATATAACCACTATTTATTCTATACCAAGTTCCATCTATATTGAAACATTGTTTATTTTTAATATAGAATTCACCTTTTATAAATCTACAATTCTTTTTGAGAGCTTTCTCTCCATTGTAAGTAATAATATAATTTTCCATTTATTAGTATTTTGTTAATTTTGTTTGGAGGTTTCTAAAATCGTCAAGTATATCTTCAATATCGTCACCTTTAAGATTTATAGCTAATGATTCATAAGTATCAATCGCATCATCTATAGCATCTAATATAAGTTTAAAGGAATCTACCATAACAGTAACTCCTAAATCTTCTTCATATTGTTTGTATGCTCTATCTACAATTGATTCTTCTTCATCAGGATTATATTGTTCTACACATTTTTTACATAGATCTGGATTGTCTTTCCATGCTCCACATGTTTCACAATCAACCATATTCCATTTGTCTTTATTCTTTTTTACAATTTTAAGATTTGTTGGTAAAATAATTGAACTTGCTTCTTTTTCTGTACTATTTTTATCTTCAGCATAAACTATACTTTTAATCTGTTCTAGTTTTTTATCAGAAGTTTCTGAAAAATCATATACAAGTGGATCAACTTCTCTCTTTAGTATAAAATCATTTAAAGAATATAAAACTGATTTTTCATCTACTGAATTAATTTGACCAGTATATACTCTAAAATCTAGTCTTGAAAAAATTGGTTTAAAATTTCCATCAAAGAAATAATATCCAGCTTGTTTGAAAATATTTGTCCAATGATTGGGTTTTATAAATCCTGCAAAGTTGTCAATTTCATTATATCTCCAGAAAGGAAATAATGAGTATTTCTTTAAATTATCTGAAAGTTTTAATTCCCACCAATTTCTTTGTTGATAAAATTCATCAACATCATTTATCTTTGCATCATTGATGATCTTTAACATTATTTCATACGATACTCTATTTTTCATCAAAATACCATAGATAAATGATAATTCAAAATGTTTATCACGACTAAATTTAATTGATTCAACAATAGGCCATCCCCAAGCATCTACTATATATGTACCATGTGCAGGTTCATCATTTATATGAAACAATCCTTTATAATATCTTATAGCTCTTTTAGTTGCATCATCTCCATAAGAAATAGGATGTTTTGAAAAAGTATTATGCACACTATTAGAAGAACCAGAAGAATATGTTACAGATTTAAACATTGGTTTAATAGTAGTTCGATCTATTTCCAAAAATTCAATAACTGAATCTCCTTCTAATTTATATAATATATTATGTCTAAATTCACAAGGAATTATTTCTTTTTTGGGAACAGATATACTTTTTAAATGATTTATATCTGATGAAATAAACGTACCTTTTCCTGGAAATGTAAGGTATGCAAGAGGTCTTTCATCTGTTAAAGTTGTAGAATTTTCAGTAACTTTTGATCTACCATGAAATGCATATAATACATTTGGTTCATCTTTTTTGTTTATTACAAATGCTCCAGATCCTTCATATTCACCAAGAACTTTCCATCCAACAGTATCTATTAATTTAGCAATAGCTATACTATCGCTTTCCCCAGTTATTAATTCAATACTATATTTTTTGGATAATTCACGATAATTAGTTATAGTACCATTATGTGCTTGAACCAATAATACTTCTTCTGTATTAAAATCTAATAAAACAACAGGTTGAGCATTTACAATAGTGTCATGTCCTACAGATGTTTTTCTATCATGTCCTATTATTACAGGATACTTTTTTAGTTTTAGAGTATTATGTAAATCATTCTCTACAATTAACTTTTCATATTTCGCAGTATTACCTATTCCCTTGTACCAAGAATCGTCATAATATAATCCACATGCATCCCCACCACGATTATCATTGTACATTCCAAGGATATTAAATAGGTCTTTTCTGAAATATTTAATGTCTTTTCCTACCCACGCAAAAATCCCACAACTCAAAACGGAAAAATTAATTTTAAAAATGTAATTTACAAATATTCCTATTATTAGATATATTAATATTATATTATACAGTTGCATATATTTTATATTTATCATTAAACAATTGTTCTCTGTAACTCAATTGAAGATCTTCATAAATATTAGCTTCAAATGTTACAGTATCTTCAGAAATAAATTTAACCACTGGTTTATCTATAGCTAAAACTGAAGAAGCATTTCCATAGTCTTTTAAATATGATAACATTCTACAAACTTGTTCTATAACCCATGGAAGATATTGTTCGTCAACAAAAAATCCCCCTAATGACCTACATTCAACACCATATGAAGTATTACGATATTGGCCAAGTCCCCCATAATTTTCAAATCTACGTCTATCGGCTTTAATTTCTAAAGACGGAATTATAACAAATATATCAAAAGCTTTTGCTATAATTTTATTAAAAATTTCTTTTGTAAAAGGATTATCTGAAGTAAGTTCGTATCCAATATGTATATGAAATCCTGCAGTTCTGAAATTTTCTGATGATAAGTCATTAGCTCTGTGTTCATTATCATCCCAAGCATTAATATAGGGACTACATCCAAACATAAGTGCTTCAGGATGTGTAAGAAAATGAGGAGCTATATCTAAACAATCATCATGATGAACAGTTAAAGTAGAATTAATATAAGAAAAATATTTATTTATTCTTGTTTTTAATTCTATTAAATTATTCATAAACTTAACAGGGTCTGACGTTGGTGGAACATTACCTTCTACTAAAATATTATCTTTTAAAATATAAAAACCATTTCCTAAACTTTGAGGAGAATGCTTATCTCCTTTAATAAATGGAATTGCTGATAAAATAATATTTTCATTTTTGTTTTTAAGAAAATATTCAGGATCACTTCCAAATGTTATATTCTTAATCATTTTTTAAACTTTATTTGTTAAATATTCTTTAAATTTTTCAATTGATGTAAATTTACTAGTGCTACGTATACCACTAACATGATTTATTGTTTCAAATTCAATTTTTTCCAAAGCTGAATCTTCTACAATAATATCACACGTTGTTATATGATGTAAACTTAAGTTTTTAAGCTTTAATGTGGATATATATTCAAATAAAGACTTATATTCATTATATATTTCTATTACTCGATGAAAAGCTCTTCTAGAAACTATTGTATTGTCTGAACCAGAATCAGTCAAAAAAGATATAAACTGTTTAGATTCTAACAATATTTCAGAATCTTCAAAGAAACTTCCTTTAATTTTAACTTTTGGAATAATTACAACATTATAACTATCAAAAACAGTATTAAAATTTATATCTTTTTTTAACTCCTTAAGATACTCTTTTTTTTTTCTAAAATATATGAAACCTAATGTATCTAATTGATTTTTACCAGTTAATGCTCTATGATTTCTTTCCTGAAAAGAATGAGCTATTGCAAATACATCTTCTATTGGAATTTCTGGAAAAAGTCTTCTCAAATTTACAGAAGCATTAATAACATTATCATATTCATACCATAAATATCTGATAAGAGTATGCATTGCTACAAAATGTTTATTTGACATAAACTTACCAATCTGAAAACATAGGTAATTTTGATTCCATTCTTCTTCAGATATGCTGGAAAATTTATAATGTGGATTGCTTATATCACTTACAGCAGGATTATTTATTTTTTTAATAGGAATATCTAAAAATTCCGAAATTAATAATAAATATTCTTCTATTATTATTGGATCTTTTAACGCTTCGTTTTTTATTTCATTTATAGAAATCAACTCAAGGACAATAAAATCATCATTAGAGGTTTCATCATCAGGAACTGTAATGCTTTTGAACCAAGAACCTGATGTTTCACAACATCCAAAAGCTTTAAAATTAAACTGTTTATCAGTAGATTTATATTTGTATAAAAAATAACTATCTGTCATTGCTTTTATTAATTATTATATTTCTAATTTCGTTTCTATATGTTTCAATTCCAATATCTCCCAACGCAGGAGCACTATTTACTTCACATACTATATAATCTGGGTTGCTTCTTGATTGTACTCTTATATCTACAGCACCAATGTCAAGACCAACTGCTCTTACTGCATTTATGGCAGAAGCTTCAAGTTCACTCCAATTATCAGGTCTTTGAAATAATTCATGAGCTTCTCCTACCCAATTACAGTTAGTAGAATTAAAAAACCACCTCTCGGTGGCATCAGATCTTCTAAGTTTTCTCCATGATAAGAATACATGATCTCTTGTAGTATGTAATCGGTATTCACGAGCATAATTATAGAATTTCTCTATAAAGTAACCACTCAGATGGGTTGTACGAAATGTTCTTAATTGTTCTTCATTTTCAATTAATCTCATTCCATGCCCTTTAAAACCTACTATTTGCTTTCCTACTAATGGAAATTCTAATCTTTCTGGAATTTCAGATATTCTCCACCACTCAGCTTGTGGTACATCAAATCTAGAGAAGCATTCTTTCATTCTAAGCTTATCTCTACTGTTTTCAATACTATCTACTGTATTAACCTCTATAATGTCTCTACGGCCAGGAAAACAGGCTTCAGTGGCAGTTCTAGATCCGAGTCTTACTACAGAACGTCTAGGAACAATAATACTCCTTCTAAGAGGAGCAGCAGTTGGATTTTTTGTTCTTACTTGTGCGTACATTATATAAATTTTAAATTTAAAGATTTAGTAATTTTTGTTACAAATTCATATTTAAATGGGCCTTCACATAGTTTTCTACAACTATCACATATAGTACAAAATAATTTTTTCATATTATTTATATTTATTAATCATACCAGCAATATAAATGATTAGCAATACAAATAAATTCATCAGCATCTCTAAATAAATTTGAAAATTGTATTAATGTATCTATTTCAATTTCTGAATTCACTTCTATACCTTCTATAGTTACCCTATAATCAGATCTAGATTTATCTACAACATATCCATGAAAGTCTCCAGTAAAACCATTGTTTTTTATAAATTCATAAAATTCTTTGGCTGTTGGAGAATTGTTTTGGGAATCTTCTAAATCAATAAAATTATTTTTAATCAATTCTTCTAAATCCCATATACCTAAATGTTCAAAATGTGCAATTCCTCCCATATATTTTGGAAGATTTTCCTTAAATATAATTTTATCTCTAAGTTCTTGATTTATATTTAATTCTTTCATATTCATATTATTTTTATTTTATTAAAAAACATACCTACTAATTTAATTCCAGATTCTTCAATTAAAAATTCTATATCTGGATTACTTATACAAGTTATTTTATACATATGAGTAAATCCATTTTCATGTACATCATAATTATCTATTATAAATTTTTCATTGCAATCTTCAATATAATTATACCATCTACTCCAAGAATTATATTGTTGATTTTTAAAACCCATAGAGATAAAATATTTTCTATACCTTGGATATGTTAATCCACCATTTATAATTTTTACTATTTGTCCTTCTCTGTATTTAAAAGGTTTCATAACTTCCTTTATATTTTCTCCAGTTAACAACACCATCTGTTTCAGGCACTAAGGCATGTTCTCTATAGTAATTATCTCCTAAAACATATACTTCAGATTCTCCAAAAGGTGTTTGTATTTTTTGTTTATCATAGAAATGAGGATAACCTTCAAGATGTTCTATACTTCTATATACATCGTCTGTTACTTCATACGTCTCTACAAATACCTTAGAATCTGATTTTTCATCAGGAATGAGACCAGGAAATCCTCCTAGTGATACCATTACAAAACCACCATTTAAAGTATGTTCTCCTAATAACTTGGAATTAGGATTGTTAAGATGCCAATGCCAATTTCCAAGTCCTTTTAAAAGACTTCCATAAACTGTTACTAATTTCTTCATTTATATTATTTTTAATTTAAAATTATAAGATTTTATTAATTTTAAACCTCTTTGATCTATTAAAAATTCTCTTCGTGTTATTAATCCAACTATTTTATATAATATTATTTTAATTTCTTCATACTGATGAGGATGTTCAATTAAATTTGTTATTTGAAATAATTCAGTTTCTTTACTAGAATAGTTATTCCATTCATTTATTTCTTCATTTTTAAAATTAAATAATTTAAAGATTATATCATACCTACCATATGTATATTCTTTCTTTGTAACTTTAACTATATCACCTAACTTAAATATCATAATATTTTAATTTTTTAAAAGAATTACATGAATATTGTTTTAGTAATTTAAAAATATGATAAATATCTTTATTATGTAGATTCCATAATGTTGCATGTATTGTAGAACTATTCATATGATCATTTACTCCATTTAAATATATTTCTAATTCATTAGAAGTAGTATTAATTTCAGAAGATCTTACAGAAGCTACAGTAACTGCAACTACATTATCCTCATCATATATTTGAAATATTTTTCCATGTCCTACATATGGTTTTGGTACTTTTTTTATAATAATTACATCTAAAGAATAATGTGGTGTACCTTTTGAAAACTCTAGTAATATTTCAAAAAGTTTGTCTTTAATTAAATACCTCATCTTATTAATGTTTTTAATAATAATTTAGTCATTTCTTTTCCAAATGTTTTACTATAATCAGATATATCTTTTTTATTATACTCCTTTGGAATTAAAATATAGTCTAACCCCCATTTTCTATTTAATTCTAAACTACGTTTTATTCCAGTAGTATCAGAATCCATAAAAAGAATAATCTTTTTAAATCTTTTGTGTTGTTTTTCAAAATAAGTATCTGGAACAAAAGTAGATTCAGATGTAGGAGCTATTGCAATGTATCCTAATTCATATAATGTCATAACATCCTTTAAGGACGATGTTATTATTAACAATTCACCAAATTTTGGAAGTACTCCTTCTCCTTGAACTACATTTCCTCCATTACTATACCATTTATTTTTAGACAGTGGTTGATATATTTTTCTTCTAAATATACTATCTTCCCAATAATACTCATATGAATAGGCCAATTCTTCAGCTTTATACATATATTCATTAATAGAAAAGTAAGAGATCGGAACTACATTAAACTTGTTCAAAGTTTTATATCCTATTCCAAAGCTGCCCCAATAGGATAAATCTTTTTCGTTCCAATCTCTTCTTTTTATTTTAATAATGGATGTAGTTTTCTCGTATACTATAGTATCATCTAATTCAGGAATTTCAACATTAGTTCCTTCTTTTCCACTTAATCCTAATCCAAAATCATAATTTATTTTTTCAAGAGCATCTCTAAATGAAAGATTATACATTTTCATTACAAAATCTATAGCTCTTAAAGAGTCTCCACCAAAATCTTTAAATAAAAAATCACCTTCATAATATATAATAAATGCACTTGGGTGCTTGTCTTCATGGAAAGGTGATTTAAATGGTTTATTTATTTTTTTAAAATTAGGACAATAGTATTTAAATATACTATAACTATCTATTCTAGATAATAGATTCTCCTTTGATAAATCAGCAGAAATTTCATACATATTTTATTTTTTAGAGCTTCCTGCAGGCATCGAACCTACGACCTTCTGAGTACAAATCAGACACTCTACCAACTGAGCTAAGGAAGCATAGAATATTTAAGGCTTTGTTTATCAGGCTCATACTCCCTGGTCGAAACCCTTACAGGCATGAGGAGCATTTACTTTGCTGGTTGATCGACTTTTCAGCTTATTTGCCAGACCGGTATAATTTAACCTGTTTACCGCTTAGTTCAGGACCTTAAATATTTCAGAAGTATGGGTGGGACTCGAACCCACACCCCCCTGATTAAAAGTCAGGACTCTAATCCAATTAAAGCTACCATACTTACCATAATCAAATTTTAATTATTACTAAAAAGGTAAATCATCTTTCGTAATAGGAGCTGTAGTAGTAGGAACATCTGCAACATCTTCGTCTACTTCTATTTTTTCTACTATATCTCTATCTGATATTCTTATTTTACTCTGTTCAAGAGGAACTTTTGTAGGATCTTCAAACACTACCCCAAAATTAGGAAGTGAAGGATTGTTATTCTTGTCATAAATACATTTTACTCTGAGTTCTTTATTAAAAAGACTATCAGGAATATCGTGTTGTATTTTAAGACAAAATTCTTCAAAAGAATCTATTTTACCAGTTTCATAATTATCAGAAAGCATAGCTCTTGTTAAGCTACGCATTACTCCACTAAATTTACCTTGTTCTTTTGCAAGTTTTTCAGGTGTGTCTATAAAGTTACCCATTTTGGGCTCAAAGTAGGACTTTCTTGCTATACCTCCATCTTTATCTTTCACCTCCAATGTTAACCACTTAGCCTTCTCAGTTTTTCTAAACTCGATACGGTTAAGATATCTACCTTCACTAATTGCATTTTCACTCGTAATAACCATTGGCTTATAAGCCCCACCTTTTTTTACTTCATAACTCATACTGTTTCTGTTTTTGTAAGTTTAACTATCTCTTCAACACTTTCTACATCATTTGATTTACCAATAACATTTTTTTTAAACGTTATCTTAGTTATTTTATGATAAATTCCATTTACTCCATAAATGTCTTTAAGGGCTTTCATATCTCCAACAACATTCTCTTGGTATGCCAATTTAAATTCTTCAGCTTTGTCTCCAAAAACTTTTTCAAATGATTTAATAACATCATCTGAAATACTAACGATACCATGCGGTTCTTCATCATTAATTATTTCTATTGATCTTACTTTATCAAGTGGAAAAATTTCTTGTAAATATTTATTTTCTTCTTTATCAGAACCGATACTAGATCCTTTAACATTAATGAGATAAAGTGCTTTTTCATCTGCACCTTCTTCTTTTAAAGGTGCTAATATTATTATTTTAGCATTTCCAGAGTCAGCATCTAAACTCTGAAGAGCTTCTTCATTTAAAATTAATATTTTTTTTTCTTTGTCAATTGTTAGTTTACTAAAATATTCCATAGTCTATTTGTTTATAAATATTTGATCCCAGTTATGAATAAAACCTTTTTCTGTTTTTTCAACAAGAACAAATTCTTTGTCAGCTAAATGTTCAGATCTTGCTCCAACTATAAAATCGCTACCACCATTAAAATTAATAATAGTTTGATTACCTTTTCTGTAGGTATACCCAATAGCATCAGCTCTTGCTGCAATAATCTTTTTGAGTTTACCACTTAAATCAAGTTCAAATTCATACATTTCTTTTCCTTCTTTGTCTATTTGTTTCTCATTACAGTGTGCAACAAGAATCAAACAATCACATAAAGGAGTAAACATATCAATAATATAATTAAATGCCTGACGCCAATATGTCCATCCTGCACCCTGTGGAAGCCTTCTTATATCATCTCCTGTATAAGCTTTTCCCATAGGAGTGCTTTTATAAAATTTAGCAGCAAGAGATTGAATAATATTATCTTCCATTGCAGTAGCTGTATCCAAAGTAATATATTTATATGGATTTCCAGCAGCTTTTATAGCTTCATATACTTCAAATAAGTCTCTTGTTGTTGCAGCATTTACTACAAGACCTGATACAAAATCAGCTCCTCTATCTTCCATTTCAATTATTAGATTATTCTCTAATAGAGACATTGCTGTAGTTTTTCCCCCTACCTTGGGTTTCCCAAAGATTACCATAAATTTGGGATTTTGTCTTAATACTTTTCTTTTTTCTGTTGGTAGTTCCATTTTACATTTTTATTGATTTAACCTTATTTTCTATCATATTATACACTTCTTTATTATCAATCATCCGTCTTGGTAATTCAATAAATTCATTACATGCTCCATTAAAGAACAACTGAACCTGGACATTGCTCAAACCATCACGGTTGAGGTTTAAATATAATTCTCTATGCCATCTTCCTATTTTATTTAAATCTAATCCTTCATATTCAGATAAATTATAACTTGTAGGATTAAACAAACTTAACATTATATTTGTATCTCTTGAAGTTAATCTGCAATCAGCTAAACCATCAGGACTAGGTCTTATTTTTTCTATTATAGAATTACCTCTATAATCAAATTGTTGTTTACCTGAATCTGCTGATTGTTGCTGAACAATAACAGGAGTGTATCCAAATTTATCTCTAAATTCCAAACATTTATATGCTGAATAATCATATATAGCGTCAAATAAACTGTTTCCTTTATTTGGAGTAAGCAAGGATACGTGATCTACTATAATTATAACATATTCATCTGGATTATCTGGAAAATATTCTCCTGTTTTTTCATTTAATCTGCCATGAGTTAATGCATAATGTTTTACATAGTCATATATATCATTTGGACTTCTTATATTATCTATTAATGTTACTGCTTCCTCAAAATCTTTTAACCATATTCTAAATTCTGTTGACTCTATTATATTAAGAATTCTTTCATCTAATATATAATCAGCAAATGTTGATTTAAGATGTTGAGGAGAAATAACAATATTGTAATCTCTATTTAATTTATAAGACATAGCTTGATATATCTTACTTTGACGAGACATTTCTAAAGAAAAATATAAGATTCTTGGTATTATATGATGATTTTTATTACGTAAATACCATTCAAATGGTTCATACACAAATAAAAAATCACATAATTGAGATTTACCTGCTTTTGGATTAGCAGATATTAGATACATTTTAGCTTGTTCTACACCTGGAACTATAGTTGAAAAATTACTAAGACTCCAAGGTATTGCAATTAATTCTCCATTTAACCTTCTTTCTCTATTTTTACGAATTTGTGATAATACAGAATTTGCTATCATAATCGTATATCTTTAGAGGATATTGTTGGAGATGGTGTATTAAGAAGATATTCAAAATCTTCCCAAGTTCCATTATTTAACCATGTTTCTGCATTTCTCATCCATTGCAGACTATTTGTGTTTGTTCTATGTTGAATCTCTGCTTTTAAACATGCTAATATATGTTTTTGTGTTTCTAATCTTCCTTTAGTAGCAGTATCCCATTTATGTTTCAGTTTTTTACCAGCTACTGTTTCAGATTTAGCTGGACTTAAAATTCTAACTGCTCCATTAATGGGATCTACTACTCTTGTCGGAAAAGTTGTTATAAATTCTGCAAATAAGTTTTCTGGCGGGACAAAAAAATCAAATCCCTTGTCTGTTAATACATAAACTTCTTCTTCTTTTCTAATGTAACCTTTTCTTTCCAACTGCTCATAAACCTTTTCATTTATCTGTATATTTTTATATATTACTTGATTGTAAATACTAAATAATATAAGATATTCGGTAAAGGTTAAACCCATCTCATCTAACTCATCAATGTTACACGAAAATTCCATTTCTATTTCTCCATAATTGTATTTAATTTGTTTTTAATCCATTCTGTTGAATCTATATCGTATAAATCTTCTGGATGCCATTGTACCCCAAATATTGGCAAATCATTATGCCAAAAAGCTTCAATTGTTTCATCTTTATGATGTAACAAAGGTATTAATCCATCTCCTAATATATCAATAGCCTGATGATGTCTGCTATTTACTTTAAATACTGCTCTGCTTTTATCCTTATAATCAAATACTGGATGTACGGCATCATAAGGGTTATCCTTTGTATTAGTTTCATGATACATATTTTGTATTAATGTTCCATGTAACAAAGTATTAATACTTTGGAATCCTCTACAGATTGCAAAGATAGGTGTTTTTTTTGATATATACAAGGGTAAATGATGAATATCAAAATATTCTTTTAATATATCAGGAGTACCAGTATTAAAATCAGGAATAGCCCCATATCTTTCAGGATTTACATCAGCTCCACCTGGGAGTATTAATAAATCAAGATCTTGGATAGAACTAGTTTGAGATAATATAATTATTTCTCCACCCAAAACAGATTTAATATACTCAGCATATGAAAGAGGGATACCCAGTATATCTCCCCTGATTGAACCTACTATTCCTACTTTCATTTTGGCAAGATATACGTTAAACGATTTTCTTTTATGGAGCTATAAGTTTCTGTTACAGAAAAAAAGACAATTTTATAATGGTCTCCTTCATCTGTTTTAGATTTGACTTTCATCAAATTGTTATATCTCCATGAATTTTTTGAAATAGTATATGTCTCTTCAAATAATTCTTTTGTTTTATTCATCTTTTTTTAAATATCTGTTCCATATTTCTTTTCTTTCTTCTTTAGAAAAATGAGAAGCCATTAAAGCTCTAGATAAAGCAATTTTACGACCTTTCGCTTTTTCAAAAGTATCTTTTGATGAACATATTGCTACTTTTTCAGCAACTACTTGTCCATCTTTATCAATTATTACAGCTTTTGTAGAAACAGGTGTCTTGGTATTATGACCATGAGAATCTATATGATATATATAATTATGCTGAAACTTTATTGTTAAACCGTTAATTCTAAACATTTTATTATTTATTTAATTTCTAAAAAACTCTGCAATGTCAATAAGCCAAACAGCTATATCGTTTCCGCTATTAGGATTTTCTTTTGGGAGAGATCTGAAACAACCATATGTATTAGTAACTTTTTCAGTAAATACTGAAAATATTGATGAATCAGGACTATTTGTAGTAAGCATATAAAATGGTTCACTATGTTCTTCAGAAATATAATCTAAAACACGAATCATAATAGCATTAAATAATTCAGATTCAGTAACAGATGTAGTTTTAATAGTAGAAGTATTAAGATCTCTTATAATAGAACTGGTTAAATCTGCAATATTATTCATTCCATCAAGTTCTAATATCCCGCAAGTGTTTTGTGCACTTTCAACATAAACATAACTATTAATTCTATTATTATATACTACTTGAATAACACGTTCATCTTCATGTTCTCCTGAAACTGTTATATTTAATCTATCTAAAATATCATTTAATGATAATATAGTTTCACTAACTTCTGTTTCTTCAGTAACTTCACTGAAATATTTTTTATGATACTTGGATTTAACTCCAGCATCATTTACTACTTCAGCGAAATCACCATCAAGCGTTCCTTCATAATTTTTGCCAATTGTAAGATTTTTAAATTTTGGATTTTTTGAATTACATTTAAGCATTTTATTTAATTTTTAAATTTATAGTTTATTTTAACATCCGTTTCTCCACCTCCTGATTGAACAGCTTGTCAACTGCGTCCCAAATCTTATCTAAGAATTGGCGATCGTTATCCACCATCCAATGATCCAAATCCGCATTTAAGACTGCCTGCTCAAATT